TGGTCGGGTGAGACATCTATCAGCTACAACTACAACAAGTTAATTAGAATGACAGTTAGTGAGATTAAGGTGTGGCTAGAGAATAACCCTGATGATAAACGCACAATGGCTCAGGAGTTAGCATATCAGGCGGTGCTATCAGCACGAAAAGAGTTAGCATATCTTAAAGAGATCACAGATAGAACCGAGGGTAGGTCTAAGGAAAGCGTAGATTATAAAGGGGAATTAACTATTAGACCAATACTAGGAGGTTCAACTGCTATTCAAAGCAACGACGGCAACCCACAAGCTATTGAAGCTCCGCAAGAGGATTAGAGGCGTATCAGGCGGAACTTCTGCATCTAAGACTATATCCATTCTTTTGTGGATAATAGACTATGTTCAAACTCATCCTAAGGAATTGATCAGTGTAGTATCTGAGTCATTTCCACATCTAAAGAGAGGTGCAATAAGAGACTTCCAGAACATTATGGAGGGTCATGGTTATTGGCAACCTGACAAATGGAATAAAACTGATTATACATATGATTTTGGTAGGGGGACTAAGTTAGAGTTTTTTAGTGCAGATCAACCAGGTAAAGTAAGAGGCCCAAGAAGACAAGTATTATTTATCAACGAGGCGAACAACATATCTTATGAGACATACACACAGTTAGAGGTTCGTACTTCAAAGATCATTTGGTTAGACTGGAATCCAGTAGCGGAGTTTTGGTGGTACTCGGAGGTTCAAGGTAAGCAGGATGTAGATTTTATTACTTTAACTTACAAGGACAACGAAGCACTAGAGCCAAGCATTGTAAGAGCTATCGAGGTTAGAAAACAGAATAAAAACTGGTGGCGTGTATACGGTGAGGGATTACTAGGAGAATCAGAGGGTCGTATTTTTACTGATTGGCAAACTATTGATGAGATACCACACGAAGCTAGATTAGAGAGATATGGACTAGACTTTGGGTATTCTAATGACCCATCGGCATTAGTAGCCGTTTATAAGCACAATGGCGGTCTTATCCTAGACGAGGTAGCGTATCAAAAACGTCTTCTTAACTCTCAACTGGCAGAGATCATTAAGAACCAGAATTTAGCACCCGTGATCGCAGACTCAGCAGAACCAAAGAGCATCGATGAGATTGCAAGCTATGGAGTAACTATCATGGCATCAAACAAGGGACAAGGCTCTGTACTCCAGGGTATTCAAAAGGTACAAGACCAAAGAATTAGTGTAACTAAACGAAGTCTCAATATCTTAAAGGAGTATAGGAATTATTTATGGGAAACAGATAAAGATGGTAAAATAGTAAACGTACCAAGCCCCATCTTCAATCACAGCTTAGACGCTATTAGGTACGCAATAGAAAGTCTTGACCCAGAGCAAGACGAAGGATATCTACCAGATGATACAGTCTACTTCAAATAGCGTAATTCAACGCTGGTACATTGAATTAAGCTACAACAATAACAACTCCCCTGCTTATGTGGACATGGTTAAGGATATGGAAACAATGGGCAATGGAGTGTTCACGTGCATATTTAAGATAAACGAAGGTAATATTTGCGATTATCTGGTAATTGAGAACGATACCTATGCTGACTTTACCCCACCAAAAGCTTATTAGGTATATAGATTTAAGTTTGAAGAAACAAGGCTTTGGATCGGCTACATTAACCGTTGTGATTAAAAATGGCATCCCGCAGGTAGAAACAGCTAGGTTAGTTAAGATGAGAAGGAAAAAATATAGGATTGACAAACAAGTCTAGGTAGTCTAATATTGCAGATATTACGGTATTAAGCCTTCATGCTTAAAGCCCGACTCGAAAGAGCCAGGGCTTTTTTTATTATATGAACGAAATAACCCAACTACTCCTCTCAAGATACGATGCATGGGACGATTTTATTGACCCCAAGCGCACTAAATGGGACGACTACGAGAAACTATTTAATAACGAACTTCAAGACTCTATCTCAGCTCTAACAAAGAGCAACATCTTTGATCCCGTACTCTCAACAATGCAGATTGAACGCTCTAATAGGGTGATGGCTCAGTTAATGGTTGGTAAGTTTAAGAACATGAGCAAGGATGATGAAGCCTCAACCAAACTGATGAACATGACGGTTGAGAAGTATGTACTCCCAAATGCTAATTCACAGTTTGGTTTTTTAACTAAATGCCGAATGGTTGATCTCTATTCAAACATCTATGGCTCATTTCCAGTCTTTATTGACTGGGTAGCCAACGAAGACGGATATGTAGGTCCTGATATGTGGCTACTTAACAAAAGAGACGTTTTCAAGCAGGTAGGCGCTGTTAGCTTAGAGGACTCAGATTATGTCATTGTTAGAACATGGAAGTCATTAGATTGGTTTAGATCAATCGAGAAAGTCGAAGGTTACAGAGATGTTTCAAAAGTAATTAGATTATTTTCTGATAGAGCAGGTGAAAAAGAAGATCGACAGTTTAAGGATAAGACAAGTAGAGAATACCAAGAATATAACGAGGCTATTGCGGCTAAGAAATCTGGATTTTTTAAAGTATTGTCAATGTATGAACGTGATAGGTGGATAGATTATGTGCCAGGTGCAGACACGATTATTCGTGATATGGATAACCCCAATAACGATGGTGAATTACCAGTAGTTGAAAAATACTCTTTGCCTTTAATTGATGATCCAGAGGGCATGGGAGATAGTGAACGTGGAAAATCAATGCAAATGGCTTTGAATGGAATGTGGAATTTAAACGCAGGTGGAATTAAAATGTCTATGTTTCCTCCTGTTAAGTTGAATAAGAATGGTATTGCGGCCATGAACTCTATTAAATGGGGACCAGCAGAGAAGTGGTTAGGTAAGACTGACACTAATTTTGCAGAGGTGCTTAATTTAACTCCACAGGGTATCCAAACTTTTAATAACACCAAACAATCTATCTATGGTTCGCTTCAACAGCAATTCGGGACTTCATTCACCAACATATCTACAAGCGAAGATCAAAACTTAGGAAAAACACCACAGGCATTAAAGATGCAGGCTTCAAGAGAGGGTGCTAGAGATTCGGCTGATAGATTCTACATGGAATCATTTTTAACTAAGGTGATGAAACGCCTTGCTACTTTGATCACTAATAAACAACCAAAGGCTTTACAAATCAGATTATTCAAAGAAGAAATTGACGAATTATTCGAACAATACCCAGATTTCCAAGCAATGTACAACGAGAAGACAGGCAAGATTAAGATACCTAAGTCTCAATTCTCTAATACGTTGTTTGATTATGAGATTGTTTCAGGCTCTACATACCAAGCGGACAAAGAAGAACAACAAGCCAATCTAACCTCGACTCTTTCATTATTAACGCAGAATATGCAACAAAACCCACAGACGGGAGAGGTCTCCTCCCCTATCATTGACCGCCTCAAGCAAGAGGGTAGGGAAGTGAGCATAGCAGAGTTAGTTACACGCATATTATCTAATTCTGGTACACAGAGTTGGAACAAGATTGTGCCTGATCTGACCAACGGCGATAAGTCTCAATTCAAGTTAGACGAAACACTTAATAGACAGGCTCAACAGTTTGAAATGGCCATGCAACAAATGATGCAACCGTCAATGAACCAAATGCCCGTAGATCCTAACCAGAGTCAAGGTATGCCCCCTCAGGGTATGCCACCACAGATGGGAGGAATGTAAATGCCTAACGCAATACATCCTGACTACTTCAAAGATCTAAAGATTGTAGCCAAAAAAGAAGATGACCAACCTATTGAATTAAAAGAGGAACAAGCCCTAGCTGATATGGCCGATCTAGCAGGGTGGAAAGTATTAAAAGAATATATCGGTGACTTGAAAAGCCAGTTAGATAAAATCATGGCTACAGCAATGGAGAGCGGCGCATCTTATGAGGAAATAGGACAGAAGACAATCGTAACTACATTAACCAAGTCTTATTTAGATTTAGTAATTGGAAGGGTCAATGACGCAAGTGATGCAACCCAACCAAAAGGATGACACTGAGGTAGAACCTGAGAGTCAGCTCCTTAACAACGTTACAAGATTCCCAAGCGGGAGTCATGTATGGAGGCAACAAGGCTTTTATCTTGTTTGTATGAATTGCCCGTTACATCATGCTATTTGGATAGGAAGCGACAAGGTTATGGTAGGTGAAGATAAAGACGGCAAACCAATACTTAGGGATAGGGCAAGCATTTAACTTAGCTAGTTGAATGTTTGCGTATATCTCGCATAAACGAATAATGGTGCGTAAGTAGAAAGGAGGTCTTTTATGGAAGACCAACAAAATGAGGCGTTAAACCCCTCGGTAGAAAGTGAAACTGCCGAAACTGCCACGCCAGCAGAAAACGAAACACCTGAGGAACAAGAAGTATCACCTCAGAAGATAGCTCCAAAGAAAGGGGCGCAGTCTAGGATTAGAGAATTAAGCGGTGAGGTACACTCGCTAAGGGACAAAATTGCGGAACTCACGAACCCAGTCGGTTCTGGTGGTCAATATGCACCACAATATACGCCGCAAGAGACTAAACCATTAGTCAGTCCAGGCGAAGAAATTGATGGAGTCGAACTTGAGAGGCGGATGCAGGAGCGTGAA